CATGGACTAGTTTTGAAAATTTAAAAAATAGTGGGCTTGCAACCTGTATTACAAAAGGTCATCTATTCTCTCAATCTAAAGGTATCACAAGAATTTTTGGAGATTATTCTTTTAGTGAAGATAATAAGAGAATTGAGAATATAGGTAATACAACGATAATTCCTAATTCAGTTATAAAAGAAATTAAAAAAATTTAACTTGTAATAATTTTTTTTAAGTTTATCTAATTTAATCATGGACAATTTCATAGCATTTTTACTTCGGTTAATAATATTTTTTCCTGTTCCTGTACTAATATTGTTTATTTTATTGATTATTTTATCTTTTAAATAAAATTTGACAAATTTAATTTTATATCTTATTCTCATGGGATATTAACAATTTAACAAAAAGAGGTATAAAATGGGTTTTGATTTATTTGGATTAAATCCACAAACAACACATAAAAGACCAGAAAGACCAGATAACTTACATGATGAAAATTTTTCTCAAGAAGAGAGAGAAAAATATTTTGAAGAAATGGACAAATACGAAAGTCAAAGTGGCACTTACTTTAGAAACAATGTTTGGTGGTGGCGACCACTTGCCGATTATGTGATTAGATTTACAAAAGTTGTAAGTGATAAAGACGCTGAACGTTGGCACTTCAACGATAATCACGAAGTTAATGACCAAGACGCTAAAATGATTGCACAACAATTAGAGCATTTAATTAACACTGGTCATACTAAAAAATATGCTAAAGAGTTTGAGCTTTTAAGAAAAAAAGCAGAAAAGAAAAATGAAATAGTTGAAAAAGAGCTACAAGCCTTTAGTGAAAGTGTTAAGAAAAAATACAATCAACCTGATTGGGCGCCAATAAATTTTCCGAAAAAAGAAAAGCAACAGTGGGATAGAATACTACAAAAAAGAAATAGTATGGGTAATTATCCTTTTAATTTAGAAAATGTAAAAGAGTTTGCAAATTTTTGTAAATTTTCTGGTGGCTTTACTATTGGATAAAAAGAATTTTTTGGTTATTTTTAACAACTGTTAAAAAATAAAAATAACTTTGTGGTGTTTTGGCAAGGTAGGGCAAGTCCCACGCAAACACCATAATTTAAACTAACAAAGAAAAAAAATGGAGCAATAAATGAAACCAATAAGAAAAGATGAGTTAGAATTCTGGAATAATTTTACTACTGATGAATTCTACGAAAAACAAAGATCAGTTGATACTGAAATCTCACAAGAGGCACAGTCAATTAGTGAAAAGAAAAAAACTAATTTTGCTAAAGAATGTGGCTTACACAAAGAGCTTGTTAATGTTTATAAACATTACAACGCCTATAATGATTTTGTGAATAACAAAAGCATTACAGAAAAGAAATTAAAAAACGCTTGGGAAAATGCTAGTTCTCTATTTAATTCCAAAGCAATTAGACTTGGTAAAGCGAGAGGTTGGCATGATATATATTGGGATAAAGGTAGTATAAGTCCCGATAGTATTGAGCAGAAACTTAACGAGGCTTGCTTTGAAGAGGCTAAAGGCTATGTTAGAAAAAATCATAAAGTTTATAATTCTTTAGATAAAATTAAAAAGAAGTGTAAAATGATTATTCATACTGGCGCACATATAAATAGCGTGGTTAGTTCTTTGAAAAAAGAAATGTCCAAAGCTGAAATTACTTTGGAAGTTCCACAAACTTTATTGGAGTTGCCGAGCAAATAGAATTGGTACTAGTCCAATAGGTAAGTTAGCAACCTGTTGTAATTAGGCTCTAGACTTTAATTACAGCTAAAGTCCTACAAAAGCCCTTAACAATGCGCGAGAGTGCAGTTGAGGGCTTTTTATTTATATGTTATTGACCTAATAACATTATGAAAAAATCAGAAAGTTTATTGTGGCAACGCATAAAAAATTTAAAGTTAAAAGGTCAAATTTTTCGTATAGAAAGCCCAACAATTAATGGAATACCAGATGTTTATTGGTTGATAAACAACAAAAGTATTTGGATTGAGTTGAAGTCTAATAACGTCAAGAATTTAGGCTTGTCCAAGTATCAAATCAACTGGCATTTGACACATTTTAAAAATGGTGGCGTGTCTTTTATCTTGCGAGAGTGCCTCTCGCAGAAGAGCTCTTCAGAATATCAAATTTTCGTGATCCGAGAGCCGAGAGCCTTTGTCCTTGTCGCAAAATTTAAAAATTTAGAAGACGCAATCAAAAAAATCCAAGCGTAAAAAACCAAGTCCCACGCCTCACGAGACTTTGACACGCGCCAAGCATAGCTTGGCGCGTATTTCTTGAGATCAACAACGAAAATTTTACTAGATACGTGTACCTTTACTCACGCGTAAATCTTGAGATTAACAACGAATTTTTTCGCCTTTATATGTACCTTTACACGCCTGTAAATCTTGAGATAAACAACGAGAATTTTTTCTAAATTAAATACCTTTACCTTTAAAAAAATCTGGACCAGTAAAAATAAAAAAAATAAAAAAAAATAAAAATAATAGTTGACAGCTGCAGCCATCTTATATAAATGGGATATCAAGGCAGTAGTTTACTATGTCAGGACCGGTAAGGAGTTGTAAACCTAAGCTATAGATCCAGGGCCCTGAATGAGCGTTGAGGCTGCCGTAACTAACAAAGGAGCAAAAAAAAATGTTATTAAATTATTACTCACAAACTAAGATGGCAAAGGGGGAAGCATTCGGATATAAAACAGCGATCTTGCATCTAGCGCCATATGATCTAAGCGGCCGGAATGTTTGCCCAAAGGCAACCAAAGGGCCAGGGGGATGCATCAACCCTTGTTTGAATACCTCAGGACGGGGCCAGATGGGTTCAGTACAAAGGGCCAGAGTCAATAAAACGAATTACTTCTGGACCAATAAAAACGGGTTCTTGTGGGAATTGTCCCAGGAGATTGAGCAGCTAAAGAAGCGGGCTAGATCTCAGGGCTATAAATTCGCTTGTAGACTCAATGGGACTTCGGACCTGCCCTGGCATCGAATGAAAGTTGATGGAGGTGGCACTCTCATGGAGCTGCATCCGGATGTAAAATTTTACGAATATACAAAAGTCTTAAATTATCTTGATCATGATTTTAAGAATTTACATTTTACATTTAGTGATTCAGGACGTAACGATTCCGATCAATTGGCAGCAATGGAGAAGGGCGCAAACGTTGCTGTAGTATTCAAGGATAAGTTACCCAAAAAATGGATGTCCAGAAGGGTGATCGATGGAGATAAACACGACTTAAGATTCAAAGACCCTGCGGGCGTGGTTGTTGGATTGGTTGCGAAGGGACTCGGGCGGAAGGTAACAACGAATAGTTTTATTAAGGTTGCATCATAATGGATAATTTTATTGCTTTTTTAATTCGTTTAATTGTATTTTTTCCGCTGCCTACTGGGTTAGTTTTAATAATCTTAATAATAGCGGGTATTTAAGAATTGCTCTAAACTAGGCCAGGCGTACAACCTGGCCTAGAAAAAAAAATTAATTTTTTATTTGACTTATATTTAAATATCTTATATTAATGGGATGTGTTAAACATAAAACAACAAACTAACAAGGAGGTTAATTTATGACAGCACAACAAAAAACAAAAAACAGCCAGGCAATTTCGCCAATTGAAAACAGTAAGTTATTTCAAGCGTGCGAGATTAATGACACACGTAAATCATATAATAAATTATGGTTAAACGTTAAGGAGGAAGCCCTGGAGATTGTAGACCGAATGGGCGGCTCTATAATTAATAAATATAAAAATAAATCTTATTATATTGAAGCATCGCGAAAAAATACTAAGCGCTTCGATGTGAAAGCTTTCCAGGAGAAGCATCCGCATCTATATAATAAATTTATAGTAGATGGGGAGGCCGTGGAGTTAAAAACAAAGATAGTTAAATAAACATAACACAACCTGGACGGGTACCCGTCCAGGTTGAATAAAAATAAAAAAAAATAATTTTATTAGTTGACTGTCTTATTTAGATGGGATATAAATTAAACATGTTTAATTTAACAACTAACAAAGGGGAAAACATGAAAACAAAAGAAATTAAAAACTATAAAATGAATGACAGCGTTTATAAGTTAAGACGTAAAGTTATCGATATTTTATACGAGGCTAGAAATAGAGGTATTAAGTTGCCACGTGTAAACGTTCGAATAGGTGAGTCAACTCACAACTACCCGAACGTTCTAGGAGTTGGCGGGGCTCTTAATATCTGGATCACTGAAAAAGCAATTGACAGAGGTTATCAGTACTTATTGCATGTAGTACTACATGAACTAGGTCACTCTGTTTATAACTTGCCACACGATAAAAAGTGTAAGTTAATGGCGCCTACATTAAGTAAACCTTGTGAGGTTGAACAAGCGTGGGAAATTTTTAAAAAATATGATTATAATAATTTTATAATTAATATTAAAAACACTATTAAAAGAATAGGCGCGCGATAGTTTCCCCTGCCCTGGCCTAACGGCCAGGGCTACCCATAGAGGTACCAACCAAAAACCAAAAATCAAAAACTTTTATTTTTTATTTTTTTACGATTTTTTTCCAACAGTTTACTAACTTTACCTTTACTTGATATGACAAATACACGTAGTATGGCCTTGTAGAATACAGGGGTTTATTTTTAGGGGACCCGGGTGTATATTGAATCTAGATGACTAAAGCAGAATTATTGACCACCGATCAATTACGAGAGAGGCTCGAAAAAGTGTGGCTTCAACATATAAAATTATGTCAGGATAACTTCTTATATTTTGTAAAGAATGTTTGGCCAGACTTCATATGCCGTACTGATAAAGATCCTGATAAGTGGGGTCATCATCAACATATTGCTCATGAGTTTACAAAGATATCTAAAAATAAAAAAGGAAGGCTCATTGTAAATATGCCTCCTAGGCATACTAAATCTGAATTTGCTTCAATCTATTTTCCTGCTTGGATGATAGGGAAGTTTCCTAAGATGAAAATTATGCAGGTGTCACACAACGCAGAACTCTCTGCAAGGTTCGGTGCAAAGGTAAGAAATTTAATTGACAGTGCAGAGTATAAACAAATCTTTGGAGATGTTAGACTACGAGAAGATAGTAAAGCTAAGGGACGTTGGGAGACCAATCATGGTGGGGAATACTTTGCAGCGGGGGTAGGCGGTTCAATCACTGGACGAGGGGCGGACTTACTTATTATCGATGACCCACATACTGAACAAGACTCAATGTCTGATTCAGCAATGGAGAGAACTTTTGACTGGTACCTGTCAGGACCAAGACAACGTTTACAACCAGGAGGCTCAATTGTTCTTGTAATGACAAGATGGGCTCAAGATGATTTAACAGGTCGATTAATAAAATCACAAAATGAACCTAAGGCAGATAAGTGGGAAACAATTTCTTTCCCAGCCATTTTGGGCGAGGACGAAGAGGCGAGACCCGTGTGGCCTGAGTATTGGTCTCTAGAGGAACTGGAAAAGGTTAAAGCGTCTATATCCATTAGAAACTGGTCTGCTCAATATATGCAAAATCCAACTTCAGAAGAAGGAGCGATTTTAAAACGAGAATGGTGGCAACCATGGACAGGGGACTTTCCAATTTTAAAACATGTTATTCAAAGTTATGATACAGCTTTTTCTAAAAAAGAAACTGCCGACTACTCAGCTATTACTACGTGGGGAATATTCACGCCTCACGAATCAGGGCCAGATGCAATTATGTTACTCGATGCTATAAAAGGCAAATATGATTTTCCAGAATTAAAAATGGTAGCATTAGATCAGTATAAGTATTGGAATCCAGAGACCGTGATCATTGAGGCTAAAGCCAGTGGTCAAAGTTTATTACAAGAATTTAGAAGAATGGGGATACCGGTGATGGATTACACTCCAGGACGAGGCCAGGACAAACACTCACGGGTCAACGCCACTGCACCTATTTTCGAAAGTGGGCAAGTATATTATCCTCGAGACGAACATTGGGCTCAAGAAGTAATTGAGGAATGTGCAGCATTTCATCATGGTGAACATGATGATTATGTAGACAGTACCACACAAGCTATGCTAAGATATGGGCAAGTTTCTTTTGTAACTACTTATGCTGACGAGGATGAGATTGAAAGTTATAAAGAACGTAAATACGTATATTATTAATTAGGAGATTAAGACATGTCAAAAAAATCAAGAAGACGAAATAAGATACTAGCGGCTATGGCTCTAGGTATCGGTGCATCTAAATTAGGGATGCTAGGTGGTAAAGGTGTACCAACAGGTGCAAGTGGTTCAACAAAAAGTTTATTTACTTCAAATAAAGCATATAGCCCAGATAAGTTTAAAACAGCTATAGGTCCATCGAAAGTTACAACAAAATACCCAAGATTAAAAGTAGACACAACAGGTAATGTTTTCAAAGATGGTGTTAACAAAGGAGTTGGTAATACTAAAACTAAATTTGTAAATTTAGATTCAAGTAAAGGAACTGGAAGTGGAATTTATCAAGGTGGTAAAAAAGTTAGTGGTTTAAATCAAAAATCTATTAATGTTTTAAAAGATGGTAAAATTGAAACTGGTGGTAAAACTTTTGCCGATAAAAAAGAATATAGAAAGTTTAAAGATGCTGAAAGAA